TAGTAAATGCTTAGTAGCGATATTGGATGCGTTAGCAGCCATCTTTTGCAGCCCTACAAGTGAATCTTTAGCAGGTGCACTACCATCCCTTGCTTCATTTAAGCCAGTAACGTCACGAATCATTTGTAAATAATACTGATATGTACCAATTAAACTTTGTATTTTAGCTTGACCTGACGATGTTGATAATTCTTGTACTGGTACTTTACCTCTATTTAATTCACCCTCTTGCGTTAATGATCTACCTACAATAGAACCAGTTTGAAAATACATATTTAATGCTTCCGCTGGATTGTAATTTGTACCGTTACCTAAATCAACTTCAGCTAAACCATCCATATCTAAAAATACACCGTCTGGTACTATTTTAGACATTACTTGTTGCAGTTTAAGGTGCGTCAGTTGAATCATATCTGCAAAGCCTGTTATTTTACTAACTATTGATTCTATGCGTCCCTTATACATTCTAGGTGCTGATATACAGTAATTCATCATTACTTTTGTAGTGTCAGCTGTTGGCCTTGTCATATTCTCAGCCATTTTCCACTCTAATAAATGATCTGTACCAAGAACCTTTGCTCCAATGTACAATACCTCTATAGTCCTAGATACTCTTTCAAAATTATCGTTTTCAGGTGGATTAAATGTATCAGGTTTTGCTAACGTCTTTTCTAATCCTTGATCTGTCTTTTTTATTTTAAACACTTGATCCATGTAAGTTTTGTATTCAAAATACATTACCTGCACGGTGTTTTCATCATAATTACCCCAACCAGTTACATATTGTCTATTATTAGGGGTTTCTTGTATTCTTCTTAATTCATCTTCCGATATATTAGGAAATTCTTTTTTAAGCTCAGGTAAAGATATAGATTTTACTTCACCTACGTAATATACGTCTTCAAAGTTAGGGTCTTCGGTATATGAATAAACCATATTAGCTGGATCTACGTATTCAGTAATAATACCCTCTGCTTTATTAAACCTAGTTTTATTAGCTCCAATACCAATAGTAGTTAAATCGTAAGCTACTCTTTTCTTAATCTCGTCGTATTTGTTAAAACTTAAAACATTGTTTATAACTTCTTCTTCTGCTATTTCTACATTTTGTTTGTAGGTCATTTGAAGATGCACGTCTAACTCTTCTTTACTTTCAGGTAGATTATTTAAATCACCCGTAACGGACATATCCATACCTAGCTCTTTTTGTATATTATCGAGCATAGGTCTAGTATTCATGTCTTTCTCTACAGCAGCAGCATAATCAGTTCTGCTTTTCACAGAGAAAGGATCTTGAGCAAAAGCCGTTATATCATAGCTCTTATTAGACATACCGTTTACGACAATATCTACAAACTTTGCTATTACAGCAACCGGCTTCCAATCTAAATTAAGATATGACAAATCACCGTTTATAGATAACTCATCTTTGTATTTCTGCACAGGCTGTTCTCCTCTTGCGTATAATCTAAGTGAATGAAAATTGTTCCAATTTGTTAAGTATCTATTACCTCCAGATCTACCTTGGTTAAACCATTCTTGCTCAATAGCTTGAGAAACTTGTAGGCCGTAATCTCTACTTGCTTTTACCTCATTGCTTTCAATTTGGCTAGGAAATGCACTGTTAGTGTTTGTGTATATTTTCATTTATTTTATTATTTTAGACAAAGAACCTCTATTGTCAAACTTTTTAAATCCTAAATTGTAAATTTTCTTATGCACAGGACTATTCGGTGCGTATAAATTTTTATTGCAAGCCATTATAGCTAGCCCTGAACTTATAGAAGCATCGTGCTTTGTCCTGTTGTTTATATTAAACTTAGCCCAATCTTCAAGTGTTCTTTGAAAATACATATCACCGTAGCCCGCTTCATTCTGTCCTACGAAAGTTTCTATATATGTTTCTATAGCGGCAGCGTGAGCTTGTTTAATGTCTTCACTTGAATTAGGAATACCACCTATTTCTCTTTCAGTTACCGATAATTTATTGTATTTTTTATCTGGTCTATTCATAGAGTAACCTCTATACCCTCTTCTTTTAAAATGATAGAGTAACCTAGGCTTGTTGTTCTCTGCTAATATTGGCATACCGTAAAATACGCAAGCCATTAGTACATCTTCAAAAAATGTTTCAGCAGTTTGTGGCCTAGCTATATACTCTAAAAAGAATCTGTTAGGCGGAACATCTTCCATACTAAACTTAGTTAAACCGTGCAAAGCTCCGTTAGAACCTCTATTGTCAACTGTACCTGATATATCATAACTGTCACACCCAAAAGCGCCACAGTGTTCATTACCAGGATATTTTGTATTACCTTTTGTTATCACTCTGTTTTGTAGCTCAGCCGGTGGAACCCAAGTAATTTTAAATCTACCATTTTTGTTAGGCATAAATAAAACCTTAGAATCTTTTACACCGTTTTCCCATTGAAAGCTACCTGTTGTAACTATCGAGCTATTTCTTAAATCCTCATTATAATCTACTTGTTCGTATATTTTAGTAAGATTAAATAATGATTGTTTTGTTTCATCTCTAAAAGCATGCTGCTCTGTTCTTGGAAACTGACGGTAGTATTCATTTAAACCGTCCTGGTCACTTTTTAAACCATCAACTTCATTTTGCCAATAATCAATAACCCCTTGATCTATTAAGTCCCCTTGCGGTCCCTCAATTGCCTCTTTCGGCGTGTTGAATACAGGAAATCCATAAGAATCAATGTATCCTTCGTAGTTCCATTCCATAGGTATGAACAAACTATAGAGTCCTGAACGAGTCTGTCCATTGGCGTTTCTTTTTTCGACATCTGAATCATAATAAAGTTTTTTAAAATTCTCTCCTCCTTTGTCTAAAGCGTTTGACGTTGAACCCATCATACACTTACCTATAATTCTAGAACCTAATCTTAAACAAGTTTTAGTTACCCTCCAGTTGTTTAATATATTTGTAGGTCTTTCCCACTTTCCACTTTCATCGTGTACTAGTAGTTTTAATTTTTCACCATCGTACGAGTTGTCCCCGGTGTTCTTCCAGTCGATCGTGGTGTCGAGACCGGTAATCTCCTGTAGTTTCTCGTTGGTGTCAAGTTTCTTACGGGTAAACTTTGATGCGGGTACCCTGTACGCGAGTTCTGTCTTCGGCCTGTCCATACCGTCCTGGATTGGTTTGAAGAAGAAGGGGTAATTAACTGAGATGGGTACGACCTTATCAGTAAACATCTTTTTGGCGTCTGGCCCGGACTTTGATAAAATGCCAAATCTTGAATCTGTGGATATTGTTGCCTGGTTAACCGTCTCACCTGATGCCATGAAAGAGAAACCTGATCTTCTGTTCTTAAGATAACACATTCCGTAACACCGTTGATCTGCCTTACAAGCTTCCCAGAATAAATAGAATAATCTGTTTGATTCCCTAAAGTCTGGCTGCCCAACATCAATTTTGGACCACTGCAAGTACATGTAGTTAGTGCCAGTAATATAAGTAGGCTTGCCTTTGTTAATAAACCAAAAACCTTCTTCACGCCTTTTAAACTCTTTGTCAATATAGTCATACCATTTTTCTTTAAATTCAACCGGATATTCATCCCAATCAAATACTGATTTAATTTTTTTTAATTCCTTAGGGTATGGCGTATGCGTCCATTTATCATTTTCAAATACAACAGTGTTGTTTTCTTTAGGTAAAGCAATTTTTAAACCTTGAATATCATATATTTCACCAACTTCCCCTGTGCGACTTATAACGATAACATCGTGTTCTTTGTTATAACCGTAAGTCCACTTCTTATACCTATTCAATCTATTGATTACTTTAGGCTTTACGTAGTCTTTTAATACTGTTACTAAACTTTGCTCGTACATTATCTAGACCTCCCTTCAGCAAATCCTCTAAAAGTTTTTTCTTCTTTAACTTCTTTTGGATTATCATTTAACAAAGCCTCTTCCTCTTCTATTCTATTTAGTATTTCAAAAGCATCGAATATAGCTAACTTTTTTGTAGCAGCCGCGTTTTTTAATCTATCAGCCGTTATATCGTCTCCAGAATCAACAATAGCTTCTTTAGCTACCTTGATTAATTCTTCAACCGCTTTTTGCCCAGCTTGGATTATATTCAACTTCGTCTCCTTGGTGTTCATATTTAATTACAATATCATTAGATTTCATACAATAAACTCTTTGATCGTCTATAATAAAATCCCATTCACTGTTAGGCGTAAAACCTACTACATCCCCTGGGCTTATTTTAAGCGCATCTAAGGACTTATTACCGTATTTTAGTATACCAATAAGCTTTTGCTCTTTATCGAGCCTTAGAGAGTCTTTATTTTTCAAAGGCATTACAAAACATCTATCTCCAAATGATTTCCAATCCCCTGTATTCTTATACAAATATATTTGATCAATAGCGCAAAAATACAAATCGTCTTTAAAAAATGATCTACTATTTTTTTTAACACCTTTCATGTCGTAGAATACTCTAAAGACATTATGATGTATAACTATTATGTCACCTTTTTTTATATTTGTTTTAAAAGCTTTTGGTGTTTCAACTACAATAGCCAAGTTATTTACTGACTTGAAGCTTTCTATTTTAGTATTTAAAACTAAAGTTTTATCACCGAGCTTTAATTCATTTTCGTATCTATCACCTAAAGGTTTGATGATAAAATCGTACAAACTCCTCATTAGTATTCCAGGTCATACTCAACGGATATTGCCATGTTAGAGTTAAATTTCTTCCATGGCATAACCTCGTCTTGTTTTTTTATAAAGATACTGTATGAGTTCGTAGAATTGTCGTGCAGTATGTCGGATATTATGTGTCCTCCATAAACTTGCTGCCCTACAGAATAATGCATGGCATCATTCTTGTAATCAGAACCTATACTAATTTTTCTTATAATAGAGCTCATTAGTCTACAACTTCAAGCGTTTTTGTTTCTAGTTGTTCAGCTTCTTCGTAAGTACCATCAACTAAGTTTACAGTGATGTCTCCATACTGTTCTTTTAATTCAGATTTTACACCTTCCAGTGTCTTCACTGATTCAAAGTGCGCACCTAGAAACTCTGCTTTCTTTGCTTCTAAAAAACCAATCTCTAATAATATTGCATTAATTTTTGATTGACCTTCTTTAACTAAT